CGCAGTCAGCTCAATGCGTCCTTGGCTGGCGCTTACTGTGGCAGCCACGGCAGCCTTAGTTGAAGACTGCAAAGCATCTGGGTTGAGACCCATAGATGCCTTGGACATTCCTGTGCGACCTTCCTTGATCTCGTCCAAGTAGGAAAGCACAGGGAAAGCAGCCTGTCCGACAAATGGAGTCACCAACGGCTGCACCATGTTCGGAGCACGCGCACGAATGATCGCACCCGTCTCGTTGTTTAGTGCGTCGTCAATGTTGACCTGACCTTCAACAATAACGGTGCGTGGATGGATGGACTGCGCCAAAGAGTCAAGCGTATTGCGCATGACTTCTGACTTGATCTCCTGCAAGTCGCGTGTAATGTCGAATATCGACATCGCCTCAAGTGGTGAGGTGTGGGGTTCTGGATCGCAAGGAAATTCAATAAACGGGATGTAAGACGCTGGCAGGTTACGCACCATCTTGTAACTAGCACCCATGAAGCACATCTTGCGCAACTCTGGGATGCCGTCGCCATCAAAGTCAACCTTAGCGTAGCCCTCGACATAGAGAACGCGCTGCATCATCGGGTTAGCGCTCTCATTGAAATACTGGTTATTTGCCAACGGTGCGCGAGCCAAAGCCTCTTCGTTGTCGTTCAAGTCGGACGAGCCAACATAGTCCATCACCTCGTCTTCGTCGTAGCCCATGCCAATCAACTCAGCCACAGTCGCCATCTTGCGGTGACCGATAAAAGGTGCGTCCTTGAATGACATTGCTTGACGAGACAAGAGCAATTCTTCTGGCGGTAGGCACGCCACATGGATACGCTTGTCGGTTATCTTCCTTTTGACCTGCACATCGTGCATCATGGCTGGGGGTAACGGCTGACCAGTCATAGGATCAATCTGCATCGCGCCTTGCATACTCTCGTCTGGGTAACTCGCAATGATCTGCACATCTGCGTCGCCTTCTTGCATGACGACCTGCAATGTCTGGTCATCTAGACCCGAATATTCCTCAATTCGGACAGACTCGGTGTCCTCAATCCACGCCTTGACAATGCCACATTTCCTGACAAGAGCGTCTTTAAATGTGGCGTATGCCACCATAAAACCGTTGTTGTCATTGTTAAAAACATAGTTGCAGTAGTCTGTGGCTTGCTGTGCGTTTTCTACATCCTCTGGACCGCGAGGCACAAACTCCACCGTGTTCTCGGTAGAGAAGAACACACGCATCAAGGACGGCAGCATGGCAGACACGGTGTCGCGCACTTCCATCGCCACGACTTGCGAGCGTCCATCTTCCTCGTTACCGAAGGGATCGCCCCTGTAATACTCAGTACCGCGAGCGCGGATAGGTGAGAGGTCAGAGTCGATGTAGCTCACAGCGTCTGTGATCTCTTGACCCATCATGGCTTCAAGGTCTGTGTCATTCATAGGTGTAAGCGTTGGGTCAACCTGTGACGCAATGTCGGTGCTCAATCCCAGCTCGTTAGTAATGTTCATTTTTTGCCCTTTTGCAATACGACATACATGGAGTCCACAGCTCGCGGAGTCCTTAACAGTTCTTCTTGCGTCAATTTTAGGTCTTGTGCGACTGGATTGAACCTAAATTCCAAGTGAGTCACATAAAACCTGTCTTCCCACCCAAGATGCCAATGCCAGTCGGTGTAGTAATGCCACGAATGCTCGTTGAAAGCACGCACATGAGTCGGGTCTTGCCACGCGCCATAACTCAAGTCATACGGCACATGGATGCGCATCTCGCCACCGACCTTGAGTAACTCCTTGCAACTAGTCATTGCACCCACCAGATCAGGCAGGTGCTCAAGCACATCATTCGCCAGTATTGCGTCAAACATCTCTGACTGCACCTCAAAGTCACCGAGCCTTGTGGAGATGCTGTCGCCCCAAGGCACATTGCAGATGTCGAGTAACCAGTCGTGCTTGACGCGCAGTTGAATATCTGCGTTGATGCAGTCGTCTCGAAAGTCCTTGCCAGAGCCTAGATTAAGAACCAAAGAAGTGCTTGACATACTGTGGACGGTGCTCCTTGACCCAAGGCACAGACGCTGCAACTAATTGCTTTGAGTCGTCGCCCGTTGTCTGGCTGCCGACATGATGGACATAGGCGCTGGAGACAAAGTGCTGGTAGCCCTGATTGTTGAGGTCTGCGCAGCTCACATCATCTGAGAACCAATTAAGTGGGGGGAATCTGCCGTGATGCCATGCGTCCCGACTTATGTACGCAAAGATCGGTGCAATGTTGTTGGCGTGACGAATGAACTGCTCGGACTTGAATCTGCACATCTCTAGGTGATCGCCATCGGGGTTGTAGCGAATGTTCTGCGCAGGTCTTACATAGTCACTTCTCGCGCCCACCCAGCCGACATTGACCTCCAGCTCGCGGATCACCTCAACATCTTCGAGTAGTCGCTGGTAAGAGTTCGGTGTCAGCACCACATCGTCGTTGCAGACAATGCAAGCCTGTGCGTACTTCAATGCGTCGTCGATTACTTCGTTGTAATCGTCGCCAAAGTTACGGGGTTCGCCAAAGATAAGCCTTGCGTTCTTGTACCCAGAGACGACTCTCTCTGTTCCACGCAAGTAAACAAACGCCTCTGGTGCGTACTGCTTGATGGACTCAAGCAGAACTGGCAAACCTTTGCCGTTGACCGTCGATATGCAAATTGGGATCACTTCTTAGCCTTATTCCTTGCGGTGATCGCCTTGGCTTTTGCCTTGGCATCGGCTTTACTGGACGCACCCCATGCGTTGAGACTCAGCAAAAGACGAGTCTTTTCACCGTCCTTGTACTCTGGTCCTGCGTTTCCCGCCATGCGTGCAAGAAAGCTCGCCCGTCTGGGGTTATCTCCAGACTTGACAGGGGGCTTGAGGTTCATGCCTTCAGCTTTAGCCGAGGCACGACCTTTAGCATTCAAGCCACCAGTTGGTGACTTTCCCTCTTTCCTCTGCCAAGCTGCACTCACTTCTTAGCCTTCGGCTTCTTGGCGGTCTTGGCAGCCTGTTTGAAGTCGGCAGCAGACGGTGCAGCCTTAGAGCCGACTTTGTTCATCTTCTCGCCAGAGCCAGCAGCGATACGCTTTTGCTTTGCGTTGATATTTGCGTAGAGTCCCATCTTCATGGCTTAGTCCTTTCCACCAATTTTGATGCTGATCAAGGACTCGCCTTCGCTGTCGTCCTCACCGTCGCCCATGTCTTCGCCATCTCCTGAGTTGCCTTCGCCCTTGTTTGGACCACCAACAACCCAAGCATCACAGGTTCTACTGGCTGCGCACTTGAAGTCAAATATCTCGCAATACCCTAAGTCAGCGAGTTTGATAGTTCCCCACGGGTCTGCTTCGTTGCCGATGCCGTCGGCAATGCATTGCTTGATCTTGTCGGAGACATTAAACGCTGCGCAGTTCCCGCAGCGACTCTTCTTAGCGTCGTCAATCGACGCATCCCAAGTATCAGCCTTGCGTCTCCAGAATGCCTCGTTAGGCAGATTGGGGTTCTCAGGACCATACTTCGCAGTCGTGATCGCCTTGGCGCGGTTTTTGAGATTAAGGGTGATGTCTTGCGTGGGAGCTGGACAGCTTGATGTGTCATTCTGATTCATCATCTGATCCATTGCGCCTTGCAAGCTCTTGGGGTATGAGGTAGCCATTAAAAACTCCTTGAATAATTCAACATCCAGCGCGGTATGGCTGGGTTATTAGGTTGAGGTCTGTTGTACTGCACGCCAAACGACTGATCATTTCCTTGGATCATTGCGTCTAAGCCCTGCGCCTTTAAGTCTCCACCGTATCTAGAACGGTAACCGCCACCAGTTAAGCCAAGTATTAAGCGCTGCTCTTCGGTAAGAGGTATTGCGCCAGATATTCTTCCACCGCCAGCAAAGCCATCTGGTATTGCAACCATATTGCCATTAAGCTGCACGCTTCCCCTATCTTCGCCATACTTTTGATAAGCCATGCGCTCATAGTCGTTAGCGCGAAGACGCGCCTCGTCTTGCATTCTTTTGACAGACTCAGGATCAGACAGCAACCCTAAGAACTGCTGGAACTGATAGTCCATTACTTCATTCCCTTCTTAGGCTTCACGCCAGCAGCAGACAATGCAATAGCCAAGCCTTGAGCCTTGCTCTTGACGACTGGACCGCCTTTGCCTGAGTGCAGTTTTCCAGCCTTGAATTCGTTGTAAACCTTAGAGATTTTCTTCTCTGTCTTTGTCTTCTTCATCATGTCAATGACTCCTTGAATTGGGATAGACGAATTATGCAACCCTTGACAGGTTTCTTTTCAACGGCTGAGACCACTTCTGGCTTGTATTCGCACCAAACATAGAGACGGCAGCGTCACTCGCAAAGGTCAACACAAACGAGTCAGCCTTGTCGGGGGATTTCAAGCCACGCTTTCTGATGTCGTCCTTGCCCTCGACCTGCATCTTCCCCGCGCTGCTAAAGAAGTACCTGACGGTAGCCAGTTCAGCCACCAGCTCCTCGTCATTGGGGATACGGCAGTCACGCGCCTCAAACCATGCCTTCGCCTTGTACCAAAGCTCTGCCCTTAGATTCCTGTAAGTCGTACCCATCGCGGGGGACTCTGAGACATTGATGCCTCTAGCGGGAAGACCGAGTTCTCTGAGACGGTCTACTACGCCAGCACCAAGTCCAATCGAGTCCACCATGATCTCGTGCGGTCTCTGGCTTGGCGGTAGTGCTTCCCACTCTGCGACGACAGCGCCTGTGAGTTGCATCAAATCAAGATTTTTCCAAGTCTTTGTGGGTTCTATGAGCGCGTTGCCCTGTCTTTTCGAGAGTGCAGACCTGTCGCCACCAAAGCGTGCGACATCCAGACCCCAGATCAGTTTTGCGTGCTGAGATGTCTCGACATCGCGGTGCTTTGCCAGCTCCAGTAACTCCATCGGGATGATGGTGTCGTCGTCAGACCTTGGAAATTCGCCCAGTACCCTTATTCGGTAGGCATTCGACTCTTCACCGTACCGCGCCTTCATCTCTTCGACATAGGCATCGCTGACCCTTGGCGAGTCTTTGCAGCTCACCTTCATCGTCACCCAGTCATTTGCGAGTCGGTTCTGGGTGTCGTAAAAGAACCCGCTAGAGCGTACAGGGTTGCCCAGCAGAAGGGTGACGGCATTGTGTCCAGACATCGAGCCAGCAGCAGCCTCAAAGACTGCCTCTGGGATACCCGATGCCTCGTCAGCCACCAGCATCACATTCTCGCTGTGGACACCTTGCAGGGCTTCGGGCTGCTCTGCCCTTGAAGTCCTTGCGGACACGAAAGCCTCTGTCGCTGCCTCCTTGACCTCGATCCTGTCCTGCTTGACTTCGAGCATATCGCGCAGGGTCTCAGGCAGTTCCTTCACCCAGCGCTTTAGTTCCGCAAAGAGCGCGTCGTATAGCTGGCTGGATGTGGGTGCTGTTACCACCACCTTGACGGGGTATCTGAGAAGTAAGTACCAGATGATCGCCCAGCTCGCTGCTGTGGACTTTCCCACGCCATGCCCTGACCTGACAGATATGCGTCGGTTGCCCTTTGCGATGTGCGTTAGGAAGGTTTCTTGCCAAGTGTCGGGGTTGGCATTTAAGACTTCCTTGACGAAGAGGACTGGATTGTTCTTGTAGCGTATGGTGAACGCAACAAAGGGATTTTTGGAGAGTTCGTCTTGTCGCTTGTCGTGGATGCGGTCTAGCGTCTCCTTGACCTGTGGGTGTAGTCCCTTTTTTACTGGTGCAGTTGATTCTGTCGTCATGTGGGAATTGTGCCTTGATTTTTTTTATTTTTTTTGTGGGAGTGTGGCGGTGTGAGTAGGGGGGTGCGGGGGGTGTGGGTTCGGTATCTATCGGGGTGCAGTTTCAGCCAGCCCCGTCGCGCAGATCGAAGGGGGGGGTAAACCCTAATCAGTCAGCAGAAAACAAGCAGAAATGAATACTAATCTCTACACCTACTTTACACTATGTTCATTATGTAAAGTTATTTTGCTGTTATCCACAAGTTTGTAAGCGTTTTTGTGGATAACTTTGCCAGTTTCAACACAAATGTGGATAACTAGGACAACTTGTCTGTGGATACATCTTCGACGACCTCGATCCGACGCAACGCGTCCAGTCGCATTCCAGACAAATTGACCTGCACCGAAGGCATTTTGTTCTGCGCATACGCTGCTGGATTCCATCTTTCAGCCACCCATTGGCGCGTTTGCACCCGTAATCTAGCCTTTTGTACCTCTTCCACATCTGTTTCGTCAGCAATTAGTATGCTTTCTGCTACCATGTCATCCGCAGCCTTCGCGCGCGCACGCGAGGAGAGACCTTCGTTCTCTGGTTTATTGAGCCAATCTTCGAGTGCAACGCGACCAACTCCAAGCGCGTAACAGATGCGAGCAATCGGCTGTCCAGCCTCAAGCATCGACACGATATGTTCCTTCGGCAAAGAATCAAGTGCAGCCAAGTCTGCTTTGCGTTTTGGTCT